GCGCTCTGCGTACCAGGTCAGCAGCTCGCCGACAGTGGCCCACTTCGACAGGTTCGCGCCTGTCCCGGCTTCCAGCCGCAGGCGGATGGCCGGCAGCGCCGCGACCACCTGCTTGGTGTTGAGGTCCGGAAAGGCGCCTATTCGCTTCCACTCACCCTTCACCACCAGATACCAGGACGCACGCGCACGAGCCCGGGTGAACCGCAGGTAAAGGCCGCGATTCTCGATGTCGCGCAGGTCCCGGACATCGCCGGCGGCCTGTCGCTTGATCTCGGCGTCGGACATCTTCACGGCGGCGCTGGTCATGCGGCCACCACTGTAGGAGCGAGCCGCAGGTAGGCGCGGATCTGCTCCATCGTGTCGAAGTGCCCGCGGCACACCACCGCCAGATACCCCTGGGCATTGAGCTTGCGAATCCGTTCATGCTGGCTGGCCGAAATCGCGGCATCGTTCGGTGGTGTCGCCTTGAACTCAATGTACAGGCCGAAGAACCCACCGCGGGCCATCGGCAGGACCAGGTCAGGGATACCGGCCTTTACGCCCTGGGCCTTCAACTTCGCGGCTACGGCCTTGACGCGATGGCCGCCGTTCGGGACGTGATAGATAAGGTCAGCGACCTCGGGCATGCGGGCCCGAAGCTCAGCCATCAACGCCGCTTGCTCCAGGCCCTCACGGTCGACTGGCTTAGCGCGCGTCGGCTTTTGTTTGAATTGCTTCATGGCGACGGGCGTCATTCGCGATTACCCCGCGCGATTCGGGCGCGGCGTTCGAGACGGCGGATGCCCCACCAAAGGCCGACGGCGACGACCGTCAGGAAAGCGATGTACAGATGAAGCAGAATGTCGTTCATGCCCTATCTCCTGTGGTGATGTCGATTACTTCGAAAGTGCTCGGCCACATCAGGCTGCCGAACTTCTCGGCGGCCGAGCGATGTTCGAATAGCGCTACAGCGCGATCTGGTTTATCGGTGAGATCCCACTTGTAGGCGCAGCAATGCACGGCGTAGCGGTAGTCCGCTGGGTCTGTCGCCACGAGATGCGGATTAACCACGTGCACCTCCCAGCGTGGCGCGCAGTTGTGCAAGGGCGCCTAGGCCAATTTCAGGTTTTGCCTTCACAACGACGCGTGCAGGGAGCGCCTTCGGCATCGGTTGAAGCGGCAGACCGGCCAGCAACCGGCGAATGGTGATGGTGTAATTGCGCTCGAACAGTTTGAGACTGAGCACCGTGTCGAGTTTGTTAAGGCTTTCGAATCCGCATTCCTTGGCGGTGTGCCAGACGGCGTCATGCGACCACTTGCCCTGCCCAGCCATACCCGGGTGAGCATTGCGACAGGCCTCGCGGTGCGCCGCAGCGAGCGGTGGCAAACCAAGCATTTCGGGGGTTGGCTTGCACCATTCGATAAACTGGCCAGGGCTTGGAATGAAGTCACCCGGCTGTTTGCGAACCAGCGCCATGCCGAAGTCGACCTGACCCTGAGTGCAGATGCCTTCCTCGAGAAATGCCTGAAACCATTGGCGCTTCGAAGCCTGATAGGTTTCCTTGTCGGGCCATGCCTGGCGCCACGCCGAGCGGATCGAACGCAGCTCTTTGAACAGTTCGTTGATGGCCGTGACCAGTGTGCTGTTGGTTTCAGTGGCTACTGGCGAAGCGTCTTCGGCGGCGATGAACTCACCGGATTGGGCCTTGGTCCACAGGCCTTGGGCGATCACAGAGACGGCTTTCATGACTTCACACCGTTCTGCCATTCAGTGTCGTCATCGTCGAAGTCAGACGCAGGCGCCTGCTTCGGCTTGAACTGCTTCACATTCGAGGCGGCAGCAGCACGGGCCTTGTCGTTGTTCACCCACTTAACCAGCATGCTCACCCACTCGGCCTGGGTGTTGACCTGGTGCTGAGGTTCGTAGTGAGCAGTGAAAGCGATGCGAACTTCATCGGTGAACAGGTCAAGCGACAACCCGCGGTGCAAGGCGTAGGTTTTCAGCAGTGTTTCATCCGGTACCCAGTCGAGGGTCATTTCGCTAGGCATGCGAGGATCCACGGACTCCTGCGCAGAGAGAGGTTCTTTATTCTTCTCTTTCTCTTCTTTAGGTAACGCGCCGCTAACGTTCGCAGCGTTACTTTTGCCGTTACTGGCCTTGTGATTCGCAACGCGCTTTGCCGTTAGAAGCCTGTTTTTAGCGGTCTTACCGTTGTGCCGCTCGAAATGCGGAAGACTGATCACCCCCTCGGCCTCAATCATCCAGGCGACCGATTTCATGTGCTCGCAGAAACCAATAACGCCGACGAGACGATCAAGTAACTTTTTGCTAACGCTCGGAGCGTTACCATTTTCGGTTTGTTGGTCGAACCATCCCCACACACGCATCAGCTTGCCGACGACCGCGTCGGGGTCGATATCGGCCAAGTCTGCAATTTGGCAAACCTCAGGCTTGTCGAGAGTGGTGAGTTCGAATTTGATCCAGTCGCCGGCCATTACGCGGCCTCCTGCAGAAGTTCAGCGAGGCGGGTTAGGCCTTTCGGGGTGACCATAGGGTCGAAGGCAGCTCGCTCGATTCCGGTTTCAGGATCCGGCTTGAGGGCTGTGACTTTGTGGGTCATGTGACCCGAGGTGATGCGCGGCTGATAGGCAACCCAGCGCTTGCACCCGTGTCGCCGGAAGATCCAGCGGTGCTGTTCCAGCCAGGCGAACAGGCGCGTAGGAGCCATACCAAGCTGCTTGGCTGCGTCAGTGATGCAGATCGCGCCACCAGCTGCAGCGAGCCTGTTGATAGCGGCGACCTTTGGGGCTTGAACTGAAATCAGGCGCTGAAGCTCGCCGTTCTTGTCTGCGAGATCTGCGGCAAGTCGGAGGGCTTCGGGGAGAGTTTGCGGAACCGTGACAACCTGTCGTGACACGTTTTCGAGTTCGCCCAAACGTGTCACGACACGATGACGAAGCGGGATGCTGTAGCCGGTCAACAGGGTTTCAGTCAGGACGCGGTCAAGCTGGAATTCGGCGGTGTAACCGCGTGAATCATTAACCTCTTGGAGATGGCGCAGATCTGCGCCATCTCCGGCCAGCGCCTTGCGCATTACGCGAATGTCACGGATGACGTCCTTATGCTGCTTGCCAGTGAGATTGGCGATCTCACGGCTCGACATGGTGACTGTATTGCTTGGAGCGACGATCGTGTTCATAATGGCCCCTCAGTGTTTTGCGTTTTGAAAGAGCCGGGTTGCAGCCCGGCTTTTTTGTGCCTGCGATTCAGGCGATTACTTTTCCGCAGACGCGACCAATCCCGCCGACTGAGCTACTGCCCTCAGCGTTCAATGTCCCCATGCGCCCTGTTGTGTTGCCGTCCATTTCCCTTCTCCTAAAGGTCTTCCTGGTAGGTCTTTTCTACTGGATGAATCAACAGCTATTCAGGTGCACTACCTCGAATCCCCGCCAAATTCGATACTGTCGCCAATGGGCCTTCAGGCTATTTCTCTACGTTCCGAAGGTCTTCCCGAATCCCTTCAAGGTCTTCCTTGAGTAAATCGAGGTGGTGCTGCATGGCTTCCAATCGCTCCAGCGTGTTTTCGGTGGCAGGCACAGCCCCCGCTATGCCGCAGACTTTTTTGGGTGGGCTTCGGCAACGCGAAGCACCTTGTGGGCGAGCTCAATAAGGTCAGGCCGCAAACCAGCGATAGTGATCTCGCCGTCAGAGGCGTCTTGAAGACGCTCGGCAAGTTCGGCAGATGCTTTCCGATGACCGCCAGCAAGCTGCCAGAGATGTCCGACGGTGGTCTTCGCTGCTTCGGCTACCAGCTGACGTCGGTCGGCTGTTGCGCTGGCGAGCCAATCTCGCAAGTGGTCATTCATAGGGGTTCTCCTAATACGTAGGAGAAATTTAGCTTAGGGCTAATATCAGAGCAAGGAATATTTAGCTGTGAGCACATTTAGCATTGAGCTAAAGAATGGCATTCTTGCTCGCATGGATATCTACGCGATTCGCAAACGCCAATTGATCAATTTGATCGGCGATCAAAAAAAAGGCGCCTGTGCCGAGCGCTGGGGGATGGCGCCTGCGCACTTGAGCCAAATCCTTTCGGAAAAGACCGCCAAGAATTTGGGCGATGACGTAGCTCGCCGGATTGAGGTGGTTGAGAAGCTGCCCAGGGGGTGGTTTGACTCTCTACCGACCGACGATGAGTCGGTCGGTCCTGGTCCGAAAGAGATCATCACAGCGCCGGCCGCAGAATCAAGTTCATCGGCCGCAGACCAAGTAAAACGAATGCTTGGAAAAGTGAAGGGGCTTTCGATTGAGGCACGGGATCGAATTGTCGCCGCTGCCGAAGAACCTGACGATGGGCTGCCCCATCAACTCTCGGTGAGCATCGCAAGCCTACGCCCGACCAATGACGAGATCGTCATCCCTCAGTACGACATTCGAGCTGCCATGGGCCATGGCCAGGTTCCACCGGAATATACGGAGGTAGTTCGAAATCTGGTGGTGCGCGAGGAAATCCTGCGCGAAAAAGGCATCACATATACGTCCAAGACATCTCTGGGGATGATCAATGGATGGGGCCAGAGCATGGAAGGCACCATTAATGACAAGGATTTGGTCATTGTCGATAAAGGAGTGCGGGATTTCATCGGAGAAGGAATCTACGTTTTGACTTGGCATAACGAGCTTTATATAAAGCGAGTCATGCGCCTCGACGAAGAACATTACCGGCTTATCTCTGACAACCCGCACTATGAAAACCAAACAGCCCGGATCGATGACGTAACCATTCACGCGAAGGTGTTGCTGATCTGGAACGCCAGAAAAGCCTGACCGATCTTTACAAGTCAAAGCCCGCTTCTTCAGCGGGCTTTTTTGTGCTCGTCAGAAAGGCGCTGGCTCTTCCACCGCATCGAATTCTTCATGAGCTTCTACGCGCGGATCTTCATCCGCCGGAGCTTCCCACCGCAGCGTAACCGACTCGTCCTCATCGTTGAATGTCATCTCAATACCGTCAACATCGGTGAGCGCATCCATCACCTCATCCCATTCCCTATCCCCATCGGTGTCGAGCCGATGAATCGTCGCCCACTTCCGATCCTGCGCTATTGGGTGGTTGATCATGTTTGAGACTCTGAGAGTCAGGCGCTCCACTCCAGACATCGGCTTCGACTCTTGCGGTTTTTTCTTCTGCGGGCTTGCCATCAGCTACTCCTTGATTACTGTATGCATGTACAGCATTTCAGAATATTAGCTTGATGCTAATCCCCGCGTAAAGACCGATGGTGAATTCCTGCCTGCAAATCCTTCAAGACTTAATTTTTCACGCAAAGCTAAATTATTTAGCTTCCAGCTATTGACTGATCTTTAGCTCATGGCTAAATTTACCTCAACGCCATCGAACAGGGCGCCAGAGCAGAAACAGCTCGCCGCTCTTTAACAGTCAGCGCAACAAATACAACAGACCGTATTGCCTCTACCGGCGACCGGCGAGCAGACAGGCCCGAAAGCCTGCCCACGACAGGAACACCCTGGACGGTTGCTCGATGGTGAAACGCCTTAACCGTGTGAATGACCCGGCAAGCATTGCGTCCCGCCACTCCGGCGGCAATAGGACGGAAATTTTCACTGATGCACCTGGTTGACCGGGTGCATTGGGAAAACAACCGGGAGTCACGACGATGGAAACAGAAATCGTAAATGGCGCATGGAAGGGTCACCTCGGACGTGGCCTGGCACCTCGAGAACTTCAATTCCTGCTGTGGGTTGCCCTCGGGCTTACCGCAAAGGAAATCGCCCGGGAAGCCGGTATCTCGCCGGCCACCGTGGCGAAACGCCTCACCAACGCAATGTTCAAGCTCGGCGTCACGCGCCGTGCAGCAATGGTGGCCGAGGCGATGCGCCGGCAGATCATCTCCCCGATGTGCTTTGTCCTGGCCACGCTGATGACCATGAACGCCGTCACCAATATCCAGTCAGTCGAACCCGCCCGCCGCGACCGCCGGCCACCTTCGGTTCGGATCGCCCAGATACGCATCACCCGCCGCGCCGAAACGCTGGAGCGCGCCGCATAACTCAACCCGAAAGGAAAAATCATGATCGAGCTCGGACAGAAAGCAGAAGACAAGATCACCGGCTTCTACGGAACCATCACCGGCCGCGCACAGTACCTCACCGGTTGCGATCAGTACTGCCTGGTACCGCCGATTCGGCAAGGCATCAATGAAGTGCAGAAGTCGGAATGGTTCGACGAGGGCCGCCTCAAGATCCTCGGCACGGGTGTAACTGCCGCAGATGTTGCCGGCCCTGCACCTGGAGGCCCGCAGCGAGACGCGCCACGCCGCTAAATGGACAACATCACTTCTGCCCATTCACTGAGTGGGCAGCGGGATGACAACTGTGAGGAATGAACAAATGCGGACAGCTATTTGCAAAGCCATTTACTGGCTGATCGAACCACTACTCGACCTGCTGGATGAGCGGAACGCAAAACTCGCTTCCCAGCAGGCGGATCAATCTAAATTAGCGGCCGATGGGGAACGAAGGGATCGGCATTGACGGGCCCAGCACAACCTTCGGAAACACCCCGTAAATGTGGCCGCATGAAGCGCAGTGAGCAACCTCAAACCAAGCGTCGCCTCCCTTGCTGTGCTGAACACTTTTCTGGCTGACGATTTGGTTTAAGCCGACAACACTGCAGCCAGGGCATTTTGGTTCAGCGAGTTGTTTATCCATTTACATTACCTCAAGAGTCGTAGGGACTTGAGAGGCTAGCACGGCCCGGCGTGGGTAAACATCCGGGCACCATCATGTTGAACAACCAGCGCCACGTCAGCCTGACGATAACTGCCCGAGCACCTGGCACTCCCGCAGCACCAGGCCGCATCGGAGAGTGATCGAAGCGTGCCCAAGCGGGCTGCAGCGCTAGGATCGCAAAGCCCCGTAAATCTCCTGAGCCGGATCTGCCGGCCAATACCAGAAACGCGGCGGGAAACAAGCAGGGGTAGCGCCCTGGTGTTTCGATCACTCTCCGATGCGGACGATTCTGCACCGCGCAAAGCGGCCCCCTGCATCCAGTAGGACCGGAAAAAATTGCACGTAACCGGAATAGTTTTTCCACTTCACTCCCACAGAGGGCGACCGCCATGAAATAGACAAACGCCAGAACATCACTGCATCTGCGAAAGGCCCGAACGTCCACGGGCCTTTCTTTTTGCCCGCCTTTATCCGTCAGCACTCTCCCCCGCGCCCAACGGCAACCAGCAGGCGGCCGAGCGCTGACGAATACACGCAACCCATACCGAGGAACCAGCCATGCAAACACTCATGCAGCAGCGCTTCGCCGGGCTTGAGGCCTTGCGCCTCCGCGCAGTCATCGCCACGTCCGAATTCTACTCAATGATCGGCAGGGAGCTGCCTGTGCAACAGATCCGCTACCAGGTCGTCACCAAGGGCAAGGCGTACCACATCATCGAGTTGGCCACCAGTAAGGTGAAGGGCTTCCGCTGGACTTGGAAAGAGGCCGTGAACTTCGCCCAGCAACTGGAAGCACGTGCTGACGGCATCAAGGACTCTCAGTCAGGTGATCGGAAATGATCGGCGCACCAATGCCCAACCCGCGGGACTCGATCATCGCGAACCTGAACCAGCAACTGGACCACTACTTCGGCGCAGGCAAGAAGGTGCAGGAAATTCCCGCTGGTGTCACCGGTGAGAAAGACGCCATGTTCGGCACATCCCACAGCAACAAGCTGCGGATCGAACGCAACAAGCAGGCGCCGAGGCTGAAGGAGCTCGCAGCCGCTGGCAAGACGGCGATCCAGGCCGCCAAGGAAATGGGCATGGAAACGAAGCGCGCCAGGCTGATCGCCCGCGAGAACGACATCAAGTTCCAGGACCCGCCGTGAGACGAATCAGCAACCAGGTGCGCCAGCGCCGACGACAGACATGGCTGGATCTACCAGCCCACGGAATTGAAGAGGCAGGCCATGGCAGAGGACCAGCAGGAACCGACGGCGGAAGCCATCAAGCAGCGCAGGAAGCGCGAGAAGGAAAACGCGAAGAATGCCGCGCTGGGCATCGGGAAATTTCAGATCCAAGTGGCAGGAGTATTCAAGCCTGATCTGCAAAAGGTGATGAAGGCACACGGCATCAACAACCAGCAGGACATTCACCAGCGGCTGCTGAAGAACCTTATCGGCGCCGACTTCGAGATGCAGATGTGGATGCTGCGGAATGTCACGACACCTTATGAGCCCAGCGAAAAGATGTTGCGACAGTTTAGAGCCGCCGGGCTACAGCACTTGGCCAAGCATCCCGGCGAACCAGACGACGAAATCGTTGAGCCTAGTTGAGTACCAGTTATTCTCACTCCATTTTTTTTGCTCTGTCCCATTCCGTCTTCAATATACCCTGAGCAATTTCAACAATTTTTCCGCAGTTATCAAACACAGCATTTCCCGGATTGTTTGCACTTTTCAATGCGGCCTGAACTGAGGCCAACAAATCCTGAAAAGCAGGTTCTTTGGGATTGGAGAGGAGATGGATTTTTGCACTAAGCGAATAGGCAGAAAGAATCATTCGTCTTTGTTCTTCTTGCCAGGCATTAATCATGCTAGCAGCGGTCGCTTTGTCGTGGGACTCAACTTTACTAATAAATGTTTCATGCACCAACTTGCTATCAGCATGAATCTGTAACAGCCCAATTGCAGCCACATAGTCTGCACAAGTATCGCGCAGCTCATTAATCCAGGCTTGTCGACTTTCTTTAATAGCCACTGCCTTCGCTAGAGTCATCTGGGTTCTCGCAGTGCGCTTATATGTAAAGACAGAAACCCATGCCCCCGCTATCACCGCGATTGCAGTCAGAACAAACCCGAAAAGAGTTACTAAGTCCGTCCCGGTATCAACGACGGCTTTGATTTCTGGAAGTCGATTGAGAGTCACCATCAAATTTTCAATCGCCACATCTGCTCCTTGATCCGGCCCCATGCCGGGCTGTACACAAATACCCCACTTAAACGAATCACGCCAGCCGGCGAGGATCCTCTATGTCCGCACAACAGAAGACCCAGTTCATCCATGGCCAACCGAGCATGGGCCTGCCCTTCCAGAAAGAGCTGGTGGTTGACCTGTTCGCCGGTGGTGGCGGCGCCAGCACGGGGATTGCCCGGGCGTATCGTGAGCCGGACGTTGCAGTAAACCACAACCCGATTGCCCTGGCGGTACACCGCGCCAACCACCCGCAGACAGCGCACTATGTTGCAGACGTGTTCGAGGTGGATCCGGTCCACGCCACCGGCGGCCAACCGGTTGGCATCCTCTGGGCTTCGCCGGATTGTCGCCACCACAGCAAGGCCAAGGGCGGTGCGCCGCGTGATCGCGGTGTTCGTGGGTTGGCTTGGGTGGTGGTTCGTTGGGCGCACGCCACCCGGCCGCGCCTAATGTTCCTGGAGAACGTCGAAGAGTTCTGCAACTGGGGCCCGATCGACGAAGACGGCCAACCGGTCAAGGCCGAGCGCGGACGGACGTTCAAGGCATTCATCGCCGCGCTCAGCACCGGCCTCGCCGCCGATCACCCGGACATGCCAGAGATCCTGCGATCGATCGGCGAGTACGTGCCGGCGGAAAGCCTTGTACGCGGCCTTGGCTACAACGTCGAATGGCGCGAGCGCATCGCGGCTAACGCCGGCACCCCGACCATCCGAAAGCGCCTGTACCTGGTCGCCCGAAGCGACGGCAAGCCGATAGTATGGCCAGGGCCAAAGCGCCACAAATTGCCGACGGCGAAACAGCAACCTTGGCGAACCGCCGCGGAATGCATCGACTGGAGCAACCTGGGCCGTACGATCTTCCGTGACAAGCCGATGGCCGTGAACACCATGCGCCGTGTGGCCAAGGGTTGCTGGCGGCATGTGCTGACCAGCTCGAAGCCGTTTATTGTCCCAATGCGCGGCACGTCTGAGGCACACACCAGCACCCATGGAGTCGACGAAGCGCTCTCGACCATCAGCGCCGGCGGCACGCACCACGCACTGGTGCGGCCTGTAGCGGCGCCATTCCTCACCGAATGCGCCAACGGTTCAGCGCAGCGCAACTTCGATGTTCAGGAGCCGCTCCGCACTCAGGTGGCACAGGTAAAGGGTGGCCACTTCGCGATGGCGGCGGCGAACATGGTGACATTGCGGAAAGGTTCGGTTGGTGCTGACGTTGACGGTCCTCTCGGCGTGGTCGCTACCAGTACCGGGCATCACGCGGTATCAGCTGCGTTCTTCGAGCAGGCAAACGGCGGGTTCTACGATGGTGATGGCCGCGCTGCCGACTCGCCACTTTCCACCATATGCCAATCCGGCGCCAATCAGCGCCTGGCCAACGCGTATCTGGTGAAGTACTACGGCAACGAGAAGGACGGCATTTCGCTCACCGAGCCGATGCACACCCTGCCGACAAAAGATCGAGTCGCGCTGGTCGAGGTCGTGCAGGTGCCGTACACCCTGACGCCCCAGCAGTTGGAAGGCGCTCGCCGCTGTGCCGCCTTCATGCACGAACATCTGCCGGAGCACTTCAAAGATCCGGCGGATCTGGTCATGGTCGGCGGTTATGTTCTGGTCGACATCACTCTGCGCATGCTGCAGCCGCCTGAGCTGAAGGCAGCCCAAGGCTTCGACAAGGACTACATCATCGAGCGTGGGTTGTTCGTCGACCCGGTTACTGGCGCCGAAGAGTGGCGCGACATCAACAAGACGGACCAAGTGCGGCTGATTGGCAACAGTGTATGCCCGGATGAGGCCGAAGCCTTGGTCAGCGCCAATGCCGCAGAAATCATCGAGCTCTATCAGCGACTTGCCGCCTGACTCACATGAGCCACGTCTGCCAGGGCATCGTGTTGAGCCATTCAACAAGGCGGTAAAGCTGAATGCTGACCTGATCAACCAGCAGTTGATAAAACAAATTTTCGACAAGTCGGATTATCACTACGTAGCACCTCGCTTACGAACCGGGAATCTCCGGTTGCTGCCAATGCTAATCCGACATTGCCTATACAAAAGGCGAGATACGTAATTAGTGGGTGATTTTCGAAATTAGTTGACCTCTACCCTTTTAGAGCCTCCCCCTCCACCGCCCGGGCATGCCCCGGCATAGGACGCTCTCATGCTCAATCTTTTCTGGTGCCTGGTCGCCAAGCTGCTGGCACGGCCGGCCATCGCCGACTGGCTGATAGCCAGGGCCCTTGGCGTATCTACACTGGACAGGCAATTGAAATGAGGTAAAAAGTGACCAATCTATGTCTTCGAGTATATAGTTCAGCATCAATCAAAATATGAGTGACACCATGGACTGGAAGAAAATATTCGTCGAAAAAATGCTGGGACCTTACATTAACATAAACGATATAGACTATTACCTAAAGTTAAAATACGACAACATCCCGAAAAAACTATTCAAATACCGAGAGTTTGATATAGAAGACAACGCCATTAAAAACCTCGTAAACGATACGGTATGGATGAACTCACCTCAAAACTTCAACGACCCATTCGATTGCGGAATGACATTTAACCCACACAAGATAACATCTCCAAAAAAAGGGATAATAGCTTTGCTCGACAACATTGGTATGTCGAAAGAATTTCAAGAAAAGATGGTTCCAGAATTTCTTAAGGCTACCAACCCTGCAACAGAAGCTTTACGTTTTCTTTCCTCCTCAAACATCCTTGATAAAACTGTCGCAGAAGAAATAATCGCGGAGTTAGAAAAGCGTACGGAAAATCAAATTGAAGATTTTTCCGAGAAAACGAAGAACTTAACAAAGGTATGCGCATTTAGCGAGTCAGAAAGCTCCGTGTTGATGTGGGCGCATTACGCAAAATATCACACGGGCTTTTGCATTGAATATGATTTCCCATCACTTGGATTCGAATCGATCACTACAAGATTACTATACCCAGTGCTTTATAGCGAACTCCTACATGACCACACCAATCATGTAGCCGACATAGATATTACGCGTGCAAACCCGTTATCAATAGTTTTACCTGTCTTAACCAAAGCTCTTGACTGGTCATACGAGAAAGAATGGCGACTCGTTTTTTCAAATAACTTCATGCAGGCCCCACAAACACACAAAGTCCCAAAACCAACAAAAATTTACTCAGGAGCAAAAATAGGGACTAAAGACGCTGAAAAACTAGAGAGAGTCTGCTCAACTTTAGACATCCCATTAGTTAAAATGAAAATATCTAACACCTCTTTCAATATAATACCTCAACACAATAAAACAACACGATTATAAAACAAAGTACCGTAATTGTTTTTAGCCTCTCCCTCTGCAGCACAGACACTCAAGAGAATTCAATTACAACTTCAACGACTACCATTCACAAAACCTCGCTAGCTAGCTCGAACATAGTTCTAACACCAAATTTTAATATTTCAGCCTGCCGGTAAACGGCGGGCGAGGAATCGCCATGTCTCTTGAAAACATGCCGATCATGAAGGGCGTCAATATCAAATCAATCCCCATGCGCTTGCTTGCACCCTACGAGGAACAGGCGCTTCGCAATCACAGCCAATCTTTGCAGCGACTTGCCGAGCGTGGCGGCATGGACTCCACCGAGATTCTCGGGATGGTGCGAGGGTTGCGCTGGAGCCAACTAAAAGTCAGGCCGGACGACGAAGCCGTATTCATCAAGTGGGTCGCAAGCAAATCCTAACCACCTTCAGCCGCCACGCGCGGCATGGAGCATCATCATGGAAACCGAAATCCTCTCTGACGAAGAGCTGGAGGATCTCACCGGCTACAAGGCCAGGGCCTACCAGAGGCGCTGGCTAATTGATCGTCAGTGGGTGTTCGTAGAAAGCCGCGGCAAGCGCCCGCTCGTTGGCCGGATGTACGCCCGCATGAAGCTGGGCATGCTTTCGCCCACCATCGTCGGTCCAAACCCACCCCCGGCGGTTCCGGTCTGGACGCCTGACTTCTCGCGAGTGAACTGATATGCGCCCCCGCAAGACCGAGCACCACCACCTGCCACCTCGGATGTACAAACGATCTCGAAAACGCAAAAACGGCAGTACCTGGACGGCCTACTACTACCGGGACCTGCTCGGCAAAGATATTCCACTGGGTAAGGACCTCGACAAGGCCAGGATCAAATGGGCCGAACTGGAGGCGAAGGAAAAGCCGCTTGATCTGCGCACCATGAAAGGGATATTCGACCGCTATATTCGCGATGTCATCCCCAAGAAAGCGGCCCGGACACAGAAAGACAACCTGGCGGAAATCAAGCAACTTCGCCCCATGTTTGACAACGCTCCCATCGATTTGATTACCCCCGCAACGATCGCCGGGTACCGGGATGCGCGGTCTGCGAAAGTCCGCGCAAATCGCGAAATTGCCACCCTCTCCCATGTCTTCAATATCGCCCGGGAATGGGGCCTGACAACAAAAGAAAACCCTTGTCAGGGGGTGCGCAAGAACAAGGAGACGCCTAGGGACTATTACGCAAACGATGTGGTCTGGGGTGCGGTTTACAAGAAGGCAGCTCAAGAGTTGAAAGATGCAATGGACCTGGCGTACTTAACCGGTCAACGGCCGGCAGACGTGTTGGTCATGCGGAAGGATGATGTCGAAGGGGGATATTTAGGGGTGCAGCAGAACAAGACGCAAAAAAAGCTTCGAATCCAGATGACGACTGGCGGAGAAGCAAACAGCCTTGGGCGACTAGTAGCGGAGATATCCGAGCGCAATGCTCAACACGGCTCGAATTATTTGATCGTGAGCCGCCACGGCAAGCGGATGACAGCGACGATGCTGAGGAAGCGCTGGGATGCGGCCAGAGAAAAAGCGAGGCTCGAAGCGGTTGCAGCTGGGGATGATTTGTTGGCCGGCCGGATCGGTGCTTTTCAGTTCCGCGATATCAGGCCAAAAGCCGCGTCTGAGATCACCGATATTGGCGAGGCGAGTTTGCTGCTCGGACACACCAAAGGCGACATCACCGAACGGGTTTATCGCCGCGTTGGCGCTATCGCAAAACCATCAAAATAGCCTGAAAAACAGTTCCATAACTCAAAGCCGGCCCCTTGTAGAATGCGGTCTGTAGAGGTACTGAAAAATGAAAGTAATGGAACTGAAAAACGCTACAAGCCGTAGCCTGGTTACGCCGATATAGCGGTCTTGAAAACCGTCGACTGTAACAGGTCCATGAGTTCGAATCCCATCGCCTCCGCCATCTTTATACGACAAAGCCCTGATTTATCAGGGCTTTGTCGTTTCTGGGGTTTGGCTTTCCCTGCCATCTCTAGGCGGAGCGTTTGCCACTCAGATTGCCATTCAGACTGTTTTACACGTTAACCAGGCACTCCAGAACAGGCTGCTGAAAAAACGGGTAGCGTCGCCAAAACCCGCATCGTGCAAAAGCTTCTGAACAGCCGCCTCAGAATGTGGAGGGTCAGCGCCTTGGAGAATCTTCCCAAGCTTGACCTTCACTTCATCCGGGCTCGCTCCGTGCTGGCGCCACCGTTGCCCCCAGGCAGCCAGGAGCAACGGCTGGCTGGCATAGGCATATTGATTGCCGGCGACAATCAGCGCAGCGCCCGGTTTCAGACGAGCCCGAATGGATCGCAGAATTTCTCCCTTGGCATCATCACCATCGAGATGATGGAGTACACCAATCAAAGTGGCTGCGTCGTAGGACTCATCTGCGGCCAAGTCTTCAACGTGCCCAAGGTGCACGTCCGTTCTTTCAAGCACGTTGTTTACGGCTAACTGCTGTTTAGCGGCTTCCAGCATCGGCCCGGATGGATCAACGGCGGTGAAGCGCCAGCCCGGTTCAAGCCTGGCCATCGCAATGATCTCCTGCGCCGTACCGCCAGCGCCGACTACCAGTATTTTTGCCGAGCCCCTATTTCCAAGGCTTGCCGCGAGCATGCACGCCACCAAGTCCTGACAGGCGTCATAACCTGCCAGTGCGATACGGCTCTGTCGTCCGTATTCACTGGCCCGGGCGTTATCAAACTT